TGTGTAGATCCACCAGAAGTATAAGTATCGTTTCTTAATTCAAATATCCACTCTTCTTTTATAGTGCTACTAAGAGCATTATTATAAGCTGTTGTAGAATTGATAGGCATTACGCAAGATTTCTTCTGATTGAGTTTTCTATTTCTGGTAGTAAATTATCTCTTACAAATTCTTGTGTGCCAATAACATTACCCATAATGTTTACATTAATAGAGCCACCACCACCTGCGTCACCAAAGTCTGGACTTGATAAAGGTGTGATTTCTACTCGTTCTCTGCCACCTGCATTATCACCAACCATAATCATTTGTTGTCCACCAGTTATAAATGAACCACCACGAGCAAATGCTGGTGGTTTTTGTCCAGCAATTAAACCTGCTTGAGCTGCACCAGATGCAATTACTAAACCTCTTTGTGCTTTCAAAGCCAAAGCTCCTGCTGCTGCTTTATTTCCAGCAACTACATTTCCTACTGCATACATTGATGCTGCTACACCCTTTAATTCTTCTTGCATATCTTTTAATTTAGAAGCAGTAGACATAGAACTTAAAATTACTTTAATAATTTCACTGGCTTGATTTATTTTGAATATAGTGTTTTGTTGTTTTTGTAGATGTTTTAAAGCATCTTTTTCCATATCTTGTCTTTTTTCTGCACTTGCATTTCTATAAGCATCGGTATCTCTCAACGCAGAAAGTTCTGTTTGTTTTTGAGCATTTATATTTTGTTGTGCCATATTAAGAACTTTGTTGAAATGGTCATTAAATAACTGTTCTCTTGTTTGTAATCTTAATATTTCTGCTTCGTCCATTGTTTTTTGCTCTGCTTCATTTAACTCTCTAAAGTTGGAATAAGCTTTTATTAAAGCATTTGGATCGAAAGAAAATGTAAACCCTAAGTCTACTTGCTCTGCTTTTGTTTTTGCTATATCTTGTTCAAGTCCTGCTATTTTTCTTATGACAGCTTCATATTTTAATGCGTGTTCTATTGATTTTTCTGCTAATTCTTTTTGATCCTCTAAATTAGCTCTTGTTTCTCTATCTAATTTTAACTGTTCTTTCAACCCATTAATCACTTTATCAAAATGAGCTTCTCCAAATTCTTTAACAAGCTCTTTTTTTCTGTTAAGTGTTTCCTCTAAAGATGTTTCTTGTGCAGCTATTTTATTATTAATATCAATTAAATCTTTTTTAGTTGGAGCTATTAGCTTATTTGCTTCTGCTAATTCAATAGCATTACCTGCTTGTTCTATCTGTTGTAATTTTATTTTTTCGTTTGCTAATTCTAAATCAGCAGTTTCCTGGTTTAATTCTTTTAATTTTCTAATTGTTGTTTCTTGTGGCGTTTCATTCATTTGTTTGAAAAATTCAGCTACATCTGAAAAACTTTCTGCAAGTCCTTGAACAATTCCTTTCATTACTATAAAATCTCCAATAGCAGCTTTCATTCTTGTAAATGCGTCTGCCATATTAGAAACTGCTCCAACCATAGTTTGAGAAAGTTTGTCTGTTGCTCCTGCAATACCAACTTCTGGATCAAGCAAAGTTTCTTGTAATGCTTTTCTAAAAGCTGGTAAAGTCATTTTAGATAAATCATCAATACCTTTTGTATCACGAATAAGTTGTAATATTCCTCTTTCTCTAAGTATGTCTGCTGCACCAGCACCACCAGCAAAAGCTCTACCAAGTGCTTGTGCTGCTTCAGTAGCAGTTACGCCCATAAACGCTGCTAAGTCGGCAGTAGGTTTAATCATTTCTTCTGCATTTGTACCAAATGCTTTTAATGCTGCACCAGCTTCAACAACATCTGTTAATGTAAATGGAGTAGTTGCTGCTACTTGATTAAATTTTTGGAATGCCTTCTCTCCTGCTCTAACAGAACCAAACATTGAATTAAGCCTTACCTGAACAGCTTCAAATTGCATAGAAGTTTGTACAGCATTTCTAATTCCTGCTGCCATACCACCAAATGCGAATGTTACAAGAAGGATTTTATTTCTTAATGCTCCAATTTTTCTTTGTAATCCATCAGTAGAAATACGAAATCTATTATTTATTCTAATGTTCTTTTTTAATTGAATTTCTAATGCCTTATTACGGAGTTTTAAAACTCTTAACTGTTCTTTTAGCTTAGCAACTTGCGTACTTACTTTCATCATCGCAAAACGATGCTTTTCCTCAGCTTGTGTTAATTGCTTAAATGCTTTAACTGCTTTAAGGTTTGCGTTATTGAATTGTCTTTGGTTTCTGGAAAGAGATCGTTGAGCTGTTGCTAACAAATCTAATTTTTCTAAGAGCTTTTTGGCACTTCCACCCGTAGTAAATTCTAATTCTATTTTTAAATTTTTAGCCATCTTTTAATTTATTATAATGTTCTGATTGTACATAATTTAACATTTTTTCTATAACATTGCACTTATCAATCCATTTTTTTGGTTGATTTCCGTATGATCCTTCATAGGGAGGTACTTTCATTTTCTTGCAATAAGTATATCGTTGTATATCTCGTTGATATTCTCGGCTAATAAAGTGATTAGGACAAGCAAAAAATGGTAGATGTGACTTAATACTTTGGTGTAACTCGAACTTTCTTTCTGATGTTTTGTTATGTTCTTCTAATTCTTCTTTTAAGAGATTGATAACATACCATACATCGTCCATAGATGTAAAGGTGTGAACGCTGTTATTCTTTTTTAGAGGTAACTTAGCTTTATATGGAAAGGTAGAATATTTGCAACCCTCACACCAATCATCTATCAATATGTTTAATTCAAGTGAGAGGGATTCTATTCCCCCAAGCTATTGTATTCCTGAATAGCAAGTTGTAATTCTACTCTATCGTTTATAGATAAAGATTTAATAAATTTATCATCTGCACCCTTCACACCATTTCTAATCCATAGTGTACTTAATGCAAATTGATTTTTAATTACTGATTGTCCATCTACTTCTTCAAAGCGTACAGAATCCATACATTTGTCAAAAGCGTCTACAGACATTTCTATAAGGGTAGCTTTATTGCCACTCTTAAGCGTTATTTTTTTAGACATCGATTATCCTTTATTTGTTTTATTCTTCTGTTATTGAAACAAGATTACCTGATGTACTTGCAACAGCTTTTGTGCTAACTGATAAGAACATTGCTTCCTCTTCAGAAAAACTAACATCTGTAATAATAGAATCAGGAATTGATATTCCTACATTTCTTGTTGATGATGTTAATGCTGCTAAAGTGTTTGCAACTGTACCAGTTGATTGATTGTTAAAGTCCTCAACCAATCTTGCTGTTTCGTCATCGTATTTTACACTTGCTTCAAGAGTTGCAGAAACTTCTGGTAAAGCTCTTGCAATTACTTGGTAGCTTCCTGCTGCGTCAAAACCCATAAACTGAGCATCGTTTTCAAGCGTGAAGCTGAATGATTTTAAAATTGGATCTGCAATACCTGCAATGGTTGTATCTGCTCCTGCATCTCCTGCATCGCCATAATCTGACATAAAGTAATTAGAGTTGAAATGAGATGTACCATTTGAAGGTGCTAAATCTGTTGGTGATAAATCTGGAACCATACCTGATTTAAATGTTCCTGAAAATTTTAATCTTCCTGACTCTTCTCCAATATCTCCACTAACAGAAAGTGAAGTTAATACACAACCACCAAATAACATTTGATAGCCACTTTGTGGTGATTCAATTAACACAGAAAAAGTACCAGTGTTGTCAGAATATACATCACCTACTTTAATTTCTGTTGGATCGTAGTCAAACTCAATATCATAAGTTGAAGAAGTTTCTTGAGTAATGTTTTGTAAAAGCATTGGTAAAATAGTATCATCTGCGATACCTGAAAAACTGATTTCTTTTACAGTTAGTTTGTTTGTTAAAAACATATCAACTGCTTTTAATGTTCTACCAGTTCCGTGTCTTACATCTAAAACCTGCTGTGGATTCAATGAAGGAAACTCAATAGAGTCAATATTAATATAATTAAATGTTCCGTTACCTGCTGCTTGAATTGCAGTACCTGCTGCTGTTTCAGGAGCTATCGCTAACTGAAAATCTTTTGGACTAAAACTTACTTTACTGTTCGCCATCGTTCTTTACCTCTTTTTTTACTTTTGACTTTACTTCTTCTATATAATCTTTTGCTAATTCTGGCACAATATCTAATTCTACTGATTTGCCACTATTTAATAAATACCATTTTTCTTTTCCTAGTTTTAAGAAACTTGGTTTGCGTGGCAATAAGCCATCTTTTAATTTATATTTTTTAGCCATAATTAACTCCTTACAATATAAAAAAGTCCATCTGAAGTTACAAAGAATTTATCATTAGATGTAATAAATCTTACAAATCGTTCGTGTACCTCTTCATATAGCACTGGAATAGTAATTCGTGACACATAGACATTATCTATTCCTGCGTCTACATTATGCTCTATAGTAGGCATTCCTGCATAAAAATAAGGAATATCTCCACCATTAGAGTTGTTAAACAATACTGTTTCTATTCTACTGACATCTTTGTACATCTCATTAAGAGCTTTTTCTCCATCACCATATATTTTAACCACATAGTCCATTTCTATATTATATAAGTTCAAATAAGACTTTGTTCGTTTTTCTTGTAACTCTTGTGAGGTTGGATATATACGCAATGATTTAGTGCCAATCTCTTTATGTTTGCTATCAAAATACACTGGTAATGCACCTTTAAACTCTGTACGCAGTTTATCACGCAATGGTGTCATTATCTTCTCATAAGTAATATTTTCGTAGTTTAATGCCATTATCGTACATTCCTTACTGTCATATCATATGTGGCTTTTCTATATCCATTAAACTCTACATCATCTTCGTAAGTTATTCCATTTATCGTACAATTAAACAATGGATCAATATCTGCTAATGAATAAAAAGTTTCTTCTATGCGTGATACTTGATTAAAAAAATGCTTAATAGTTGTATCATTGCGTTTATGGTCAAGCATATAAAACTCAAAATCTAAATTATAAGAATTAGGCAATACTTGATACATTGTGTTTTGAGGTTCTGAATTATCTCCTTTGAGAATGCAAAATTGATTACCTCTGTGTTGAAAATCTCTGGAACGAAATACTGGCAAAGAAGAAAAAAACTCATTCTTTATTGCTCTTTGAATAGTTTCTTCTATATCAATTTTCCAAGCATTAGTAGATGCGACTGCCATTCTTACCTCGATAGAATTGTTTGAAATCTTTACGAGTCATTTTAACAGAACGCATAGAAGGATTATCTACCTCTTCATAGATTCCAGATACTTCTACTTCCCACTCATCATTCTGCGTTGCAGTAGATGCGTCTGATGAACCCTGAAATCTTACTTGTAAACCACCTACTAATTCTTGATAATCGCCATTAATAATTTCATCTTGTAATACTAAATTGTTTTTCAATCCATCGGTATCTTTAGCATAGACAGAATACTTAGCAGTTCCTATAGCACCAGCAGTAGTCACAATCACTTTTAATCTATCGTAGCTACCATAGTAATTTCCTCTAGTATCAACAATATTAAGACTTCCAGACACAGATATTTTTCTAACAATACCTTTGGAAGCATCTCCAGTATTTTGAAAAGTAAGTTTAGCTCTACCTGCATTTAAATCTTCAATGTGCATTGTGGCTTCTTCAAACAACGCTTCTGCTATTTCGCTTGTTGGATCTTTCCCCTTGACCAAAAAGAACGCTGCAACTAAAGAAGTTAAGCGTCTAATAAGATAATCATAAGTGCCATCTTTTAATAAAAATTGTTCTCTTGGAAGCGTAGCATCTAATTTAGAGTCTACATAATCACTTGCGTCTTTCATCACTCTTGTTTTAAGTGTCGCAAAATCTTCTCCTGCTTCCATTAATAAATCATCAGGATTATTGGTATCATTATAATAATAAACTGCATCTTCGCTTTCTTCATAGTACCATTCATCGTTAGTATCTACATCTGTTTTTGATGCTTGTGCTGATCCTAAATCTTTTCCGTCTACAAAAAGTTGTGTAACCAATCCAGAATCGTGAGAAACATATCTACTTCCTGAATCTATTACCCAGCTATAAATAGGTTTCTTTGTATCAAATTCATCTAAATTTGGAAAGGTGTCTTTTAAATCTCGTGATGTTATATATGTAGGCATTTACTCTCCTTTGGCTCTTTTGTACCACCCATACCAAAATTTTTCTTGTGTAGGGTTCTCTGAAATTAACAAAGAATAGAATAAAATTCTATAAGAAACAAATCTATCTGGCTCTAATCTTTTACACGCAGAGATAGTCGCTGCACCAATTAGTCCATCTTCTTTTATTTCAAAGGTATTTTTATTATTACACGCTTGTTGCAATATCTTTACTGCTCTGCGTTGTCCAGTGTTTACTACGCAATCAAAGTATGGATAGCGTAACTCTCTTGGTAATGATTTAGCTTTGGACGGAATCCAATAGTCTTGATAGTATATTTCTTTTGCTTGTTCTCTTGTTAATTTTTTGATGTCGAGGTGAGGATAGAATCGTTTGGTTATACCATACTTGGTTTCCCCACCTAAATCATCTTTATCATTGACATAACCTCCCTCGTGT